TGATTTGCGGAAGGATCTCGTAGATAGAGAATGTATTGAACTCCTCCAGCCATTCATCCGGACTATCAGGAACATTCTCAGAATCAGCATGCTTTGCCATCAGCCAAGCAATGTTCTCAAACAGTTCCAAGCTGAAGGTATCCAGATCAGACGCTTCCGGATTGCTCTCATCAATTCCCTTCTGCAGCTCATTCAAATCTTTATAGATGTCCCTGTGGAACTTATTTCTGTATAAACGAGGAATAGCGGCAGAGGCGCGGAAAACCACGTCTTTGCCATCAACCTCAACTGTCTTTGTTACTGCCATGCTCTTCCTCCTTACTCACCAGCAACCTCTTCTGCCACTTCTGTTCCAGAAACAGCACTCGGCTGATAAACCGCTTCATACCAGCGGTTGTAAACTTCCTCAGAAGTATTTGTGCCGGTCTTCACCTTTACCAATCCGCTCGGAAGAGGTGTTGCGGTAAGCGCCAGCGTCTCCGTCTGGACTTCAGTAGAATCTTCCTTGGTACTTCCAGAAACAGAAGGACGCGCTGCACTGCAGTAATACATACAGTGACGAATCTTTCTCTGATCTCCAGTAAACTCAAACAACAGGGCAAAATGCTCCGGCTCAACATCCTTGTTCTCAGCGATCACACCATTGGCATCCTCGATCTCATGCATTACATCAGTGAGGAAGCTCTCAGGAATGAGGGCAAGTTCAAAATCGCCGGAATAGCCGTTGTTGTTATGAACCATGTAGTATGTGGTATCATCCGCATAAAAAGGTTCATTCTCACCCTCTGCTTCAAGGGAGAGGGACACTGCACCCGGCATAGGTACCGGTGTGCCGAACGTTACAGTTCCGTCTTCTGCCAGATCTGCAAGTGCGTAATGGCAGTTCTTAAGACCGAACTTCACTTTGTTTTTCTTATTAGCCATTTTCGTGACCTCCTTCAAAAATCTGTGTCTGGTACAGGACTTCATACATCTTTTCTGACTCAATCCATGTCTCCGTCTTTTCATACGGAAGCTCATGAGCGGTCAGGATATCCTCGATTCTTCCCTCGGTTTCAGGGTTCTTCACATCGGTATAGACCTCAATGTTCAGGTCATTTACCTTCTGCCAGACCCTGTCATCGGCAAACACGTTCTCCGTACCGGGAAAGAGGAAGACAATAAAAGGCGGGTCCGGAGACTCACCTTCAGCAAAATGGTCATAGGCGAATGGGAGGCCTGTTTCCTCCAACATCGCCATCACGTCTTCATATGTCATCGCAGTTTCCTTTCCAGCTCCTCGACAAGTGCCTTTTTGCCCTTTTCTTCAGCTGCAGCAATATGAGGTTTTGCTGCGACTCTTCCGCCGCCCCTCTTTGCGTGACCATGCTCAAGGAGATGAGCAAGTTGATATCGGTTTCTGGAATGAACGACCAGGTCGATACTGTTTGAATCCTCCTGCATGCTTTTCACTGCCCAGCTTTTCTTGTATTTCCCGGTATCAACCGGAGCACCTGCCTGGATATCTTTTTTCACATCATTCGCGGTCTTTTTGACCGCCGCTTTCATGTCATCCGTGGAAACCTTTGCATACTTCTCAAGGCATTCCATGATGGCATCATCCATCTCGTCGATTGATACTTTCTGACTCATGTCTTCTCCTTATCCAAGCTGCAGTTCATCTTGATGCAGTTATGCTTGTAACCCATCGGATTCACATAGGTTATATTCCAGGTCTTTCCCTCCGCCTTTATTCGATATCCGGTCGATGTGACCTGTGACATCTCAGAACAGTAACGTACCGTGAAATCCGTAGACTCCTCCGGATTGACAACTACTCCATTACGCTCAGATCCTGAACCAGTTCCGACCGTTGCCCAGCATGAGAAATAATCTCTCCAAGCCGTCTTGTGATTTCCATATTTGTCCGTGATAGTCTCATTCTTCTGAATCGTGATCCGCACACGGAGTCCACTGATATTCATCAGACCACCCCTTCCCGGATAGCGAATAGCATCGACCTTAACGTCAAAAGCAGAGCATGATGATCTGCTTCCTCGCGATGTTCAAACAGATATCCCACCGTATAAAGGACAGCTACCCTCATGGTTGCCCTGATACAATCCAGTTCTTCTTTGGAATACTCCTCAGTTTCCTCTGTCTCCGAATCGATGACCGCCCACTGTTCAGAGGAGAGCCTTGCCACATCCACGCACATCTTTTCAGCAGAGGATATGAACTGCTCAATGAGACCATCTTCCTCGTTGTAGTCCACACGAAGATACTTCTTCATTTCATCAAGGCTGACAATCATACCCTCACCTCCAATAATTGAGGGACGGAGCAGAACACCCCGTCCCTTCACATGCGTATACCTTATGAACCACTGCCGATCTTAAGAATCTGCACAGCCTCAGGAAGGATAAGCTTGCCATCCACACGCTCCTTGGCCACAAAACCGATCATTCCGTTGCCAGCGAACAGTTCTCTGAGTTCAGAGAAGGAACGGCTGCCACGGTCACCGATGTTGTAGTAGCTGTAATCACCAAAGGCGATTCCATCCTCAGGAGCATATGCCGAAGTATAGACAGGATATCCGAGCAATCTGTCAGGCTCTCCTGCCTGATAGGAAGGCTGCCAGATATATGCCTGGTTGTTATCCTTCAGCTTTCTGAGCGAAGCCAGGTTCTTATCGTTGATGATGAATGCCGCGTTCTTTCTGTAAGGACGCTTAAGCGCATACACCAGGTCGATCACATCATCGGATTTAACGGAAGTAACTGTCTTTGCCACAGTACCGCCGCCTACCTCTGCGAAAAGACCAAGAGGCTTGCCAGTTCCATCACCATTGAAGAATGCATCCTCTTCCGCATTAGCAAGTGCCTTACCGAACTGGGTGATGATGTAGTTCTCCAGATTGAATGCGTTGTCATAGAGAAGCTCCTCGGTCACTTTGACAGCAACATGAAGCTTATGCGCATCCATAAGGATCTGGCTGAAAGTCGCATCACCGAAAGTAAGTGCACCGCCTTCCTCGATCCATGCTGCAGCCGGCTTGGTGGCAGCAATATTGATCTTATGCTCTCCTGAAGTGGTGATCTTCGTTCCAAGCTTTCTCATGATGTTCTCTTCCTCAAGGACATCGATAAGACGGGTATCGTACTCATCCGGTACAAGGTAACCGCCGTCAGCATCAACACCCTCCTGAAGGACATTGCTGATCTGCTTGAAGTTGGTACGAAGGGCATTCAGCATTGCCTTTCTGTACTCATCAGAAGCGCGTCCGGTCTTTTCCTGTGCCTCCATCCCTGCTGCCTTCATGGGCTTTGCGATGATGGGAGTATTTACAGGACGGGACAGATCGGCATCAATTGCATCCATCTGCTGAAGACGCTCGATCTCCGCACTATAGTTCTTGACCTTCTGCTCCATCTCGGCATAGGTCTTTGCATCTTCCCCGGAAAGAAGGCCATCTGCATCGCGACGGCTCTCCACAAACGCTTTTGCAGCGTTCCAGGCCTGATTTCTTTTTTCGATCATTTCAAGAATCTTGCTCATTGTTCTTACCTCCAATTTTTCAATAAATTAAGCCGATTCATCAGGGAATCGGCTTTGACCTTATCTGTGTCTTCTGTTGGTTTGCGTTCTATCCTGCAGCGTTCAGCAATCTTATCCATAAGGGAATTGACCACCTTTGCTTCAGAATAGAGTGTTGATACTTCCGGCATCTCTTCATCTTCCGGATCTGCGTCTTCACGCTTCATAATCTCATCTGCGAATCCAAGCTCTACGGCCTTGTTCGCATCCATCCAGGTTTCAGCATCCATCAGATGGGCAAGCTTCACTCTGGACATTCCTGTCTTGATCTCATAAGCGTTGATGATGGACTCCTTCACTTCAGACAACATGGCAATTGCCTTCTCCATCTCTGCTGTATCGCCAAATGCGACCGTTGCAGGATTGTGGATCATCATCATGGATACAGGTGATACCTGGACCTTTGTGCCTGCCATCGCGATAACAGATGCAGCAGAAGCCGCAATGCCATCAATCTTGATAGTCACATTGCCCTTATAATCCATGAGCATGTTGTAAATCTGAGCCGCAGCCACGCAATCTCCTCCGGGTGAATTGATCCAGACGGTGATGTCTCCGGTCCCGGCATTCAGTTCATCCCTGAAAAGCTTCGGTGTGACGTCATCATCAAACCAGCTTTCCTCTGCGATGGTGCCGTTCAGGAACAATGTTCTCTCCGTCACCTTCTCCTGGCTGGCCTGATCCGTTACCGTCCGGTTCTTCCACTTCCAGAACTTCTTCATCGGAATCCTCCTTTCCGTTTTCAATATCAGCAAATGCGCCTGCGTCTTTCAGCGGCAGCATGTTGCCATTGATGAGATCGGA